ATCACGCCGAAACCGCTGCCGCTCAGATCGTTGCGGTTCTCGTAGTAATGCGCCGCCAGCAGCAGCACCGCATGGCCCAGATCGGCCGGAATGTCGGCCCAGGCCGGGCCGAAGCCGGCATGAAACTCGATCTCGGCCATCCCGCCATTGGGGATCGTCGGCAGGCTCATCGCCGTCGGCTGGATCACCGGCCGATGCGTGTCACGCAGCAGCCGGTAGGCCGCGGCCTCTACCACCGTCTCCGCGCCATTGCGCGAGAACAGCCGCACCACGTCGATCGAGCCGACCGGCGCCAGCGGCAGCACCTGCCCCGAGGGGTCGCGCCATCCGGTCAGCGTCCAGACGAAGGGCCGCGCGATCAGCGCCTTGCCGGTGCGCCCCTCGATCGCCGCCATCGCGGCGCGCAACAGGTTCTCCAGCACCGCGTCCTGCAACGTGTCTTCGCCAAAGCCGGTGCCCATCCGCAGATGTGCCCGGAACTCGGACACGGGCAGGGCGCCGCTGGGCACTGCTGTCAATTCGACAACCATCATCGGAAGCATCTCTTGTCCGGTCCTCCCCCCTGCTTGGTGAAACGTGATGGTGAACGCGGGCCAGACACCGCTCGGACGGAGGGACACGCTGAAGATGCCTCAGGCGGCCCGCGTTCACCCGTGCGGCGGGGAAAGACGCCCCCCCGCCGCACGCCCGGCGCCCTTCTCAGGTGGCCGAGAACTTCAGCAGCTTGATCGCCGCGAAGTCGCTGACATCGCCGCCGACGCGCTTGGTCGCGTAGAACAGCACGTTCGGCTTGGCCGAGAACGGGTCGCGCAGGATCCGCACCTCGGGACGCTCGGCGACGGTGTAGCCGGCGTTGAAATCGCCGAAGGCGATCGCATGGGCGTCGGTGGCGATATCGGGCATGTCCTCGGCGATCAGCACCGGATAGCCCATCAGCCGCGCCGGCTCGCCGGCCGCCAGGCCGTCCGACCACAGGAAGCGGCCGTCGCCGTCCTTCAGCTTGCGCACCTCGCCGGCGGTCTTCGAGTTCATCACGAAGTTGCCGTTGGCGCGGTAGATCGCGCCCAGCGCATAGACGAGGTTGACGATCCCGTCCGGAGTCGGGCCGAAGCTGCCGTCGGTGCCGGTCGCGACATAGCCCAGCGAGCCCCAGGCCCAGGACGCATTCGCCACCTTGGTGTGCGACAGGAAACCCTTCGGCTTGTCGGTGCCGTTGCCGCTGACGAAGGCGGCGGCCTCGGCGCGGACGAAGCGGTCGGCGATGCGCTCGGCCAGCCAGCCCTCGACATCGAAGGCGCTGTCGTCCAGCAGCCGCTGCGACGCCTTCGGCATCGCCGCCAGCTCGTGCAGCGGGATCGAGATGCGCTCGATCTGCGGCGTGGCGCTTTCCGCGACCGACCCGGCCTCGGTGGCCCAGGCGCTGCCGACATCGCCGTGATCGACGATCACGTCATACGAGGTCGCCTCGACATTCACGATCTTGGCGATCTGCCGGATGCTGGCGGTGGACTGCATCACCGTCCCGATCCGCGCCGAGGTCTGCGGATCGACCAGATAGCCGCCCTCGCCGTTGACGGCGGTGTTCAGCGCCTTGCCCTCCAGCGACAGGCCGCGCAGGCCGTCGTCGTCGCCCGACCGGACATAGGCCGCAAAGGCCTTCTGATGCGGCGCTTCCACTGCGGCAGCGCCCGCCAGGGCCGGACGGCCCGAGATGAGAGATTTGCGATCCAGCATGGTCAGTCGCTCTTCCTGTTGCTTGAGTTTCGATTTGATCTCGCTCTGGAAGCCTTTCAGCTCAGAGAGCAGCCCGGTCAGCGCGGCTTCCACCTCCGCCTCCGGTCCCTTGGGCAGGGGCAAGTCTTCCCCGGCCCGAGAACCCGTCTCGGTCGTCTTCGTCATCCTCAGTCCCCGGTTGTTACGGTCTCGTTCGGCCCCAATCGGCCGGTTTCAGTCGGCCAGTCTCAGTCGGCCCTGTCGTCCGGCCCGTCCCGCTCGGCGGCCAGAAGCCCCCGTGCCGCGCTCAGCATCCCGGCCCAGCGGCGCAGCCGAAAAAGGTCGGGCGCATCGCCCTTGGTGGCGCCCAGCCGCGCCTCGGGCAGCATCGGGAAGGTCACCAGCGAGACCTCCCACAACTCCAGTTCGCTCAGCACCCGCCGGCCGGCATCGTCCTTGGCGGCACGCACCGTGCGATAGCCGATCGACAGCCCGTCGATGGCCCCCGCCGCGATCAGCGCCGCTGCCTCGCGGCCCCGGGCGATGCCGTCCAGCAGCCGGCCCTTGACATAGAGCCCGGTCGCATCCTCGCGCACCTCGTCCCAGACCCCGATCGGCTCGCGCGGGTCGTGCTGCCACAGAAGCTTCACGCCCCCGGCGCCGCGCTTCGCCAGCGACTTGGCATAGGCCCCCGCCGCCACCACGTCGCCGCCCTGGTCGGGCCGGCCGAAGACCGAGGCGTAGCCCGCAATCCTCACCCCGTCCGTCACCACCAGCCCGCCATCGGCGCCGTCGCCCAGGCGGGCGAACTTGCGCTCCAGCGCCGGGCCGAATTCAGCCATCGTCATCCTCACTCCTCCAGCTTCGGCAGCCCCAGCAGGGCGCGCTTTTCGGCTTCGGTCAGGAACTCGGCAGCCCCGACCCGCGCCCATTGCGCATCGCGGTCCGCGGTCAGCGCCGGCACCCCGTCCAGATCGGGCCGCAGGTCCAGCACCTCGCCGGCATGGTCCGACAGCCAGTGCCCGATCGCCTGGCACATCCGCGTTGCCAGCGGCAGCACCGTCAGGCGGTAGAACGCCCGGTTCGCCTCCTGGTAATTCGCGTAAGTGGCGTCGCCCGGTATCCCCAGCATCATCGGCGGCACCCCGAAGGCCACCGCGATCTCGCGCGCCGCACCTTCCTTGGTCTTCAGGAACTCCATGTCGGAAGGGCTGAACCCCATCGGCTTCCAGTCCAGCCCGCCCTCCAGCAGCATCGGCCGCCCGGCATTGACCGCGCCCTGGTGATGCTCGGCCAATTCGTCCGCCAGCCGCGCATATTGCTCGGCCGACATCGACCCGGCGCCGTCCGGCCCGCGATAGATGATCGCCCCCGAGGGCCGCGCCGCATTGTCCAGAAGCGCCTTCGACCAGCGGCTGGCCGCGTTGTGCACGTCGATCGCCGCCGCCGCCGCCTGCATCGGGCTCAGGCCATAGTGATCGTCCTGCGGATGATAGGCCCGCACATGGCAGATCGGCGCGGCACCCTCGCCCACCGCGAACCGATGCTTGCGCCCGCCCACCGCATATTCATAGGCCACCGGCCAGCCGTCGGCGCCCGGAATGACGCTCATCCGGTCCGACCGCAGCGCATGCAGCTCCAGCGGCACGCCGCCCGGCCCGACCGCTTCCAGCCAGGCATCGCCGGTCAGCAGCAGCGCGGCATAGAGCGACTCCAGCAGTTCCGCCCGCCCCTGCATCGGGTTGGGCCGCGCCAGCAGCGCCAGCACCGGATGCTCGCCGTAACGCTGGCCCGCGCCCTGCAACACCAGAGGCAGCGCCGCCGCCGCCTCGGCGATCAGCGTCACCGCCCGGAACCCGACCGGATTGCCGGCAAATCCCACCCGGGTCAGCGTGCCCGCATCGCGCGGCGACCAGGCCACGCGGCCGGACGAATGGAACGCCACCACCTTGCCCGTCGCGCTGGCCTTGCGCTCCGGCACGACCGTCTCGGCAGCCGCGGCCGGTCTCTTGAGAAAATCGAACATCTCGCTCCTTCCGCCTCACCCGTAGTCCCACTTCATGCCCGCCCCCGCCCGCCACACCCGAAGGCGGGCGGGGGCCGGACCGGACCGGGGGGACGATGTCGCCCCGCACCCGGCCCCCCCGCGACCGCCATCCCCGGCGTCGCGGTTCCCGAAACCCGCGATCCGAAGCACCCGCTTCCCGACCGCCATCGAACCCTAGAGCAGAGACTTTACCGCCCGCTCACCGCACCGCGCGCCCGTCCGCCCCGCACGCAACACCCGGCCATCGAAGTCCCCTTCACCCCCCGTCCCGCACGGCCCGCGCGTAGCGTGCGCTCGTAGGGTGCGCTCGTAGGGTGCGCTTCAGCGCACCTTCCGCACCTTCCGCACCTCCCGCACCTCCCGCACCTTCCGCACCACCCGCCCCTTCCGCACCTCCCGCACCTTCCGCACCTTCCGCCCCTTCCGCCCCTTCCGCGCCACCCGCACCTTCCGCCCCCCACCCCCAACCCACTCGCCCTCAGAACCCGCGGATCCGCGGCACCCCGGCCACCTTCGCCCCCGGCTCGACGATCAGCGCGGTCAGCGCCCAGACCAGCGCATCCAGCCGGTCCGGCGATCCCTTGCCGCGCCAGCCTTGCGCCGTCATCGCGCACATCTGCTCTTCCAGCCGGTCCAGCCCGCGCACATGCGACACCCGCCCCTGTTCATAGAGCGCCGCCACCGGCTCGGCCCGCACCGCCTTGCCGCGCGTCGCCGTCACCGCGGTGAAGGCCACCGTGGGCGCCACCTGCCGCACCGTCGCCTCCACCATGTCGCCCCCCTGATTGACCTCGGCGACCATACGGTCGGCGCCGTGCCGCGCCATTGCCCGCACCGCCGCCTCGGCCCAGCCCAGCGGCGACAGCCCGGCGACGGTGGCATCCTCCAGCACCACCGCGCGCCAGTCCGAGGCCGGCCCCTGCGTCACCGCCCCCAC